AATACCCAGCCAGTCATGATCCCACGCAACACGAAGAGTGTATAGACCCGCAATCAAGAGTGTGGGCCAAGAAAATATTGTCTTGAACACGCCCACGATCAGGCCGCCCCCGGTAACAACTATCTGTGAGAGCAAGCTCCAAGCTGTACCGGCAACCTTGAGTGTCAGGAACGCAGCACCCACACCAACAACAGCCTTGCCGAACGGCCCGAGTTCTTCGTATCCTGCCTTGATAGTATCTTTCAACGTCTTGAGAATGTCGGTCGGTTTCTCAATCTTCGAGCTGAAGTCTTCCATCCAGCCCGCAGCTTTCTGAATGAGAGGATTGAAAGTCTTGCCCAGGACCTCCCCGACATCTCCGAGTGCAGACCAGAATCTCTTGATTCCCACCTGCGTGGTTTCCGAGAGCTGCTCGGCAAAGCCGTCATACTTCTGAATCACGAGGTCGATTGCTGCGCCGCTCTTCAATTGTTCTTGAGTCAGTTCTCTTAAGAACGGGAGAGCTTCTCCAAGTTCACCCGTCAATCCTGCCTGAGTCTTCGCAAGATTCTTCATTGCAGAGTTCAGGTCCATTCCCGTGACCTGAGATAACAAAGTAGCGGCAAGTGTGGCGTTCTCGATCTTTTCTTCAGCTATCCCGAGAGACAGCCCGAGTGCCCCGAGCGCCTGATACGTTTCATTCCCCACACCTGTGAGGTGTTGAAGGTTTGTTGAGAGCTTAGTTATTCTGTCATATGTACCCTGTGCGTCTCTCGTGAACCTCTGAGCCGCGATGGAGAGTTTCATCATTGCCTGCTCCTGCTGGCCCCAGAGTTCAATAGACTTCTTCAACGTAGCCACAACAGAGACGGTCCCAAAAACACCCATCAGGGTACGACCTATCTGTTTCACTGTATTATCAAACGACGCGGCTTGAGTCTGCATCGTCTTGATTCCGTCTGTGAAAGGTCTGGCGTTCAGACCGACGTCAAAATTCAATCCTTCGAAAGCCATAGTCATCAACTCCAAAAGAAAGAAGCGCTCAATCAAGAGCGCTCCCTCTATTCTGGCTTGCCTGTTTTGCCCTCTCCGCTTCGCGCCTTTCAAGCGTCGAGATTCCTGTTATTCCGTAGAGATAGATCAATTGATCTTCACGATTGAGGTTTCTCCATTCTTCGAGTGTGAGTCCAAACTTCTGTATGCAGAGCATCACTTTCAGAGCTTCGGGGACGTAGTCTTCTTCATACTCGAATCTGTCCCAGTCGTACCAGTCACGTACCCGGTACTCTAGCTCTTGCTGGGCAAAAAATCCAGCGCTTTGATGTCACTCGCAATCTTGTTCAGCTGATTTGCAGTGAAACCCAGATCCTTGAGTGCCTGTTCAAACTCCTCTATCTTGTCGATTCCAAACTCTTCGACCATGTCAAGACAGATCATTATCATCAGAATCGAGATGTCATTTGTCCTCTTCTCCACGGCCTTGAGATATTCGGAGTCTGTTTTGTCGTACACCATTGACCAGCCGTAGTTTGGATCGTTCTTCGCCTGATCGAGAGTGAGACCCTCCTCCATGAACTCTTTGCCAGTATTCTTGTTGATTAATCTCATGGTTTTCGGAGCCTCGGGTGCGGGGTACTTCTCGTGATACAGTTTCAGGACAGGATGATCTCCGAGTGGATAGATCTCGATCTCGGGGAACTCTTCTTTCATCTCTCCATTCTCATCAATTCGGGTAACTTTGATGACCGAGTATCCGTGAGACCTGAAGTATCCCTTCTTCGATTCATCCTTCATCATTTCTTTCAAATTAAGCCTTGACGCTTTCTGGGCGCTTGTTTTTGGCTTGTTTCCCAAGTCTGTTCCCTCCTTTTTTGATCTGTTTCCATGCTATCTTCGCGAGCTTCTCCGGGTAGTCTCCCCACGCCAGCTCGTCGTTCTCTATCGAGTTGGTTCTCGCCTTGATGGTTTGTGCAAATGTCGCGCACGCGTAGACCTGCTCCCATTGATCGAAGAGCGCCCATGCCTGTGCAAGAGCAACCCACGATTCGCGGAGCCAGGGACACTCGGCCACAGACTTTAGCATCCACTCTATGACCTCACCCGCATCGACTGTCTTGTCTTGCTTGTGTCTCTGCATGAGAGCTTGCGAGATATACCGCATTGAGAGCGCCCGAAGTTGCTCAATGACCATGCGATTCTCGCCTTCCTCAATCTCTTTCGTGAGGTCAAGGTGTCTCTTGGCCTCTTCGATGGCCTCTTCAAACCTGTTGTGCATCATAAGTTCTCTGGCTCGAAGCCATGAAAGACGTTGATCTGTGGGATCTTCGGAGACAGCCTTGTCGATGAGCTTCTGGTACTCTCTCGGTTTTGATAAATCCTGATAATGCCAGCTGTGAATATCCTCGCAATACACTTCGAGCGTCTCACCACTTCCGTGCCATGCCAAGATTTCGTGAATTGGAGACTCCCAGTGATAACCGTGCCGGACGTGGATCTTCCACTGGTACATTGAAGCCTTTGGTTTCGTGCACTTCTCATCGAACCAGCTGAACACGAAAGGCCAGCGAACGAGAGTGGCCTGCGGGTACATTTGAAAGATTTTCTCGACCTTCTTTTTCCAGCCCTTCTCAATCACTTCGTCGAGGTCAATACAGAGACAAACATCATAGTCTTCAGGCACGTTCTCAAGCGAGATGTTTCTGGCTACGTCGAATCGCCATGGCTCAACCTTAGCATGAAAGACATTGACCCCGCGTTCTTCGAGAAGCCGGACAGTGTCGTCAGTCGATCCGGTGTCGGTAACAAAAACTCCATCCGCTTCTTGGATAGAGTCATACCATCGAGGCACATTCTTGGCCTCGTTCTTGCATATCGCATACACTGCGACCTTCAAGTTATCCCCTCCCTGTGTGTTACACGTCGTCGTTCCTTTCTATCTCGATCAGTGCAACCGTTCCGGTATAGTACGCTGTACCGTCTGGTGCCCTGAGTGCCTGATTGAATTGGCAGCGTTGTTCCCCTGCCGTGTCCGCAAAGACCACATAGAACCTGCCTTGATACTCCGTGCCGTCATCGTCTTGCATCGGGAACGTGAGAGTCATTGGGTTCGCGACGTTCGGTTTTGCCTTCAGAAAGTCGTGGAGCTTTGAGACTTCCTTCTGCGTTGCGACTCCGTTTTCATCCCAAGTCAGCAAAAAATACTGAAACGTCGAACCCTGTTCGGTTTCCCATTTGTCGACTATCTCCCCGCTTTCCGCATCTGTCTCTGTGGGAGCGTTCGGAGAATAAAGCCAGCTTTCGTAGTCTTTCGGTTTGAGCTGGATTATCTCTCCTCCATACTCAAGACTAATCATAGAGATCACCACACTTTATGACAATGTTTTCAGTTCCGTTCAGGTAGTCCAGAGAAGCGTCCGGGTCGATATGGCAGACTCCAAGATACTCTGTGCTCGAATCGCGAGGGTTTTCTACCTTGAGTCTGAATTTCTTGTCTCTGTATTCTTCGAGAATGTTGTCTTGAGATTCGATGAGGTCTTTCCCCACCGAGACCGTGTATGTCTTGTTGCCCGAGACTTTCAAGGGTGCTCCGTCAACATTGAGATACCCTGTTTTCTCTTCGTTCTCGGTAACCGTCAGGTCAACGAGAGCCGGGACGGTTTCAACCGTTCCCGAGACTTCAAAATATTCAAGTGCAACAACCGGTTCTTGATATTCGACAGCGAGGTTATACTCAATTTCTATCAGTGCCTTACGCCTCGGGGCGGTAGCAAATGTCACATTGGTAGTCGTAACGGTCACGTCGGTTTCTTCGAGACCATTCACATATGCCTTGATGTTTGATGTGCCGCTTGGTGTCTCTGAGAGAGTAAACACCGTAGTGTAACCGTCTCCTTCAAATATGTCCAATTGTTTCTGCTGATTTAGTTCAACCAGCGCGCCGTCTCTATCCGTGACAAACCCAACTCCAGCACCTATTTCTGTTGTTTGAGGAATGAGGAGCATGTATAGAACTTCATGATCTCCATCTGCCACGGTTGCCGCGCAGGTAGTCCCCACAACAGTACCGGTCACACCTCCGGTGACTTCACAGTTTCCCTTGCCAGCATACGAAAGTGTTGCAGTGTTGCTCGCAAAAGTCACTGTCTCCTTATACCAACGTCTCAGCAACTTCCAGCCGTTATCATAGTATATTTCGTCTCTTGCTTCTGAATTCCCGTAAAGTTCATAATCCAGATACATTGAATCGTTCATAGATTCACCTCCAGTAGAGGTTCAAGATATTTGCGTCATTATCTTAGAAATTCACTCAGTTCTTTCTCTGATGCGTCTTTTCCATATATCCTGTGAAATTCTCTGTGACACTTAGGGCAAAGTAAAATACCGTTACTGGGTTCACACATTAGTTCTGCATAAAATCTAACTGGTTTGATGTGGTGAACGTGCATCCTGCTTTTTGAAGTACCACACTTTTGACATCGATAATTGTCTCTTTCTCTAACTGCTTTCAGAAAGTCTTTGAATTTCTTTGTTGCTCTAATTCGTTCAAATTTAGAAGAGATTCCGCCTTTCCAATTTGGATGTTCTGCACCTTTTCTTCTTAGCTTTTTAGCAGATTCGGCCGCCTTTTCTTTTTGCAAACAACCGCAACTTTTAGTCTTCCCATTTTCCAACATCCAATTCATAACTTCAATTTGGTTACCACACTCACAATTGCATATCGAATAACCCGTCCTTGAAGAAGGAGCAATAACTGTGAGCCTACCGTATTTTGATCCAACTTCAAGTTCCTTCCCCAGTTTTTGTTTTAATGCACACTTTTGGCACATATGATGACCGTTTTTCACTAACCTGCTATAAGCAACGATTCTCACTTCTTCACAGACTGGGCATTGAACCTCCACCAACTTGGTTGATGATGGTTTCAACTCGCTAACTGGTATTTGTCTTCCTCTGTATTTAACAGTTTTCGTCAGTATCACCGCATCATCTCCTTCAATATATTATATCACATAATGCGGTAAGACGAATGATTATTCAGATTCCAATAGAAAGGTCCTGCATTTGAGCTGTTATTCCAATTGCTGCCCTGTTGAAAGCAGGCTCCTTCAATCACAGACCAAACTTGTATGTTAGTGTACCAAAATTGTTACAAACCGGCGAAAACCATTAAACCGTAGGAACATAGCAGGCGCGCGCCCCGATGCTCCGATACCGATAAGCGAACGAATAAGCCAGATACCAATAGAAAGGCCCCGCATATGAGCCGTTATACCAATGGCCGCCCCGTAGAAAGCAGTTCGTACTATAACTAGACGGTGCATAAAGATGGTCACATACGAACTTGCTTGCAGATGGAACATCTGTTTGGATACTTTTCGGCAGGAACAGACCTTTAGAGTCAGGAACCCAATAAAAATTTTTCAGGTATCCGTTTGTAACCGGAGGAGAGCACGGTATCTGAGTATAGCCGGCCAGTGTATTGTTGTATGGCCTATCGGGAGCTACATAATAACCATCAGACTTTATGCCTCCACCGTCTGTAAACTCCCACATGTCGCCCCACCAGTTTTCCAGCCCGAATAGAGAAACAGCCTCAAGGTTTGTACCGCCTGTGTCCACTGCTCCGAGTGAAGCCGTCGCACCTGTAAGCTCTGATTCGTTCCCTGTGCCAGATGCTTTTCCTGTTATGCCCTGTCCTATCATCGCCTGCGCATTGAAATTTGCATATTTGATAAGATAGAGAAGATTAACCATTCCGGCCTGTTTCAAATCAACAAGTCCCCATCCGGTACCCCTGTTCTCTGCCATGGTGCGAAATTCCGGTAAGGTTTGATTTGATTTTGGCTTTCTTCCCGATACCGAACGCAGCATGTGGTTTGGTAAATCACCAGTAGCTATCAGTATCGGAGTCGAACCGTCTGACGGGTCTTCTATCCATGTACTATCTGAGATTCTTTGCACTGTACCTTTATATGCTCCTAAATATATTTCTTCGAGTATTTGCCCGCCAATTACAAAGCAGTCAAATGGTACAAACCCAGGCAGCGGTTCAGGTGAAAAATACATTCTTACTTTTTCGTCTTCCGGTGAGTAATATGTGAAATAATAGGCTTTCTTGAACCTTGATACCACATCGCCGGCCGTGCCATCTTCAATAAATCCTGGATCACCAAAAGATGCGACCCAATTTCCAGCACTATCGAGAGTCATTCTTTCTATGCTCGCAAATGGTTCGATAAGATTAAAATCGCTAGAACCCATCCCGACGGCTTTTCCTATCCTGGTAAGCACGGGAGAGCTATCACTGAGATCCCATTCCACACCATATGCATCATCTGGGATATTATGAGCTATCAGCTCTCCTATTCTTGCTCCAGTCAAACCGGAATGTTTGCCATAGAAATGAGGAATATAACCGCACCGCCCTTTGTTTGTGCGATTCAGCATTCTTGTTTGAACTTCCTGCTCTGTGAGTTCTTCTATGCTGAGACTGATCTTTTTCTTCTGCCATTTTCTGTATGCCATTTTCTGCCTCCCAGTTCAAAGAATGAAGGGGCCGGAGCCCCTCCATCAGAGAGTTTTTTCATCAATTACTTCTTTGGTTCCAAGACTCTTCACGATTGCCTCTTTCAGTTCTTCGAGAACAACATTCGTAGCAATACACTGGAGAGTAACCTTGTTGTTCTCAATGAACTTGTCTGATTCGATCGTGATTGGACCTTTAATTGTGGTTTTTGTAGGATTCTCGAACTTTGCTAACAGTTTGCCATTCCCATCGTACAACTCAATCTCATAAACGATGTTCATAACATCACCTACGATGTGATGTCGGTTGGGGCGCCCACAATCTGCATCCTGAGAGTAACCTGAGCTTTGTTACTGGTGCTGAAGGTCGCAGAAATCGGTCTGACATATTTATAGCTCTTTCCAAACGCCTTCGAAGTTCCAGCGTTGTTGAACAAGACTTTCATACCGATTGTGAACCAGCTAGTAGCAAGATTTGCAGATACGGTAGTGCCGTCGATACTCTTCTTCAAGTATGCAGAGCCATCATTCGTGCTAACAAGCGCGGTGGCTCCGTTGCTCTCTTTGTGATTGTTGAACCATTCGTTCAGAGCATACTTGTTAGTTGCTACATCATCATCGTTGATGTCGACTGTTATTGAGAACTCTGGCAGATTGACAGTGTCGTCACCCTCTTCTATGCTGTTGAAAACACCTTGAGGTGCATAACCTTCGGCCGGAGCATCAACGACAGGTTCGGGCAGTTCCGGAACGTCAGCATACCCGGTGATGGTCTCGGTGAATGGTGTGGTAGGTGTACCATCAAACAGCGAGATGGTCACATGTTTCTTTCTAAGATATGGTCTTCCCATGAGAAGTTCCTCCTTTGTTTACTCGATAAATTCATAATACACAGTGATGGCTCGCACTGCGTAGTTGCTTAATGTTGATTGCTGAGAGAGTTCATATCTGGAGATCTGAAGCTCTCCAAGCTTAACTGTTGGTTTTCCACCTACATAATCCATGACAGGAATGCTACTTGAGTCTTCGATTGCCGCTGTGAGAGTGCCGATGATAGTATCAAGCGTACTTACGCTCTTTGAATGTACGAGTAGTTGAGTAAAGTCGTACTGATACGCTTTTCTATCATCCTGTGCCCTCCCCATCGACGTTTGAAGTTCGATGAAGCTATCCTCAGTCATATTCTCATTCTTTCGATCTATGTACCATGTCCCCGAGCTGTACTTTCCTGAAAAGTACATTCTCAGAGACGCTTGAATGTTTCGGTAGAGAGCGGCTGTCATTGCGCCTCCCTCCTCTTTTTCTCGATCCAGGCTTCGATTCTGGAACGTATGAATTCAGGGGCCTTCCTTCGCCATTCTTCCAGTGTCCTGCGAACGAAGCCCGCACTTGCTGCCTGACCGTATTCAACATGGAAGATATACTCAGTGTTGTTGAAGATATGGTAGGCCATAGCATTTGCAATTTCTGCGAGATTCCAATTGCCTCTCAAGTTCCCGGTCACCACGGGCGAGTTGAGCTTCAGGTCCGCAAGTATTGCATTAGCCAAATCACGGATAACAACTTTTGCGCACTCGGGGTCCATCCGTGCCGAGAGAGTCTGCAGGTATCTGTTCAGTTCATCCACATTGGAGCGAATATGAGCGTCTCGATCGCCATGCTGTTTCATGTGGGGTTGACTCCGAGAACGAAGTAACCCTGCTTGATCTCCAGCACGTCAATACGGTAGTCTGAACTACTGATCTCCAGTATGTCTGATACTGAAACCTGAGCGGTGAGAATAACCCTCAGAGACTCAAGAGTCAGTTTGCCGTTGCTGCTCGCTATCTGATCCTGTCTCCACGAACCGACATATCCTGTCGTCTCAGTCTCTGTACCATACGTTGTCGTTTGCAAGCCTGTGAGCGGGTCGATCGTGGTAGTAGGATTTGACTTGATGGTGAACGTGGACTGGGGCAGCTTCCTTATGAAAGCAGGATTGAGACTTGCAAACTTGCTAAACATAGCGGACCCTCCGGTATCTGTTGAGAGTGTCGAGAATCTTCTGAGAATAACTACTCTCGTATGTAACCGAAGCACCTTCGAGACTCTGAGACTTAATACCCGAGTTCTCCAGGAGCTGATGATCCACCATGTCACAGGCTGTGAGTTGGAGAGCTGCTGGCAAGTCTTCGTCATCGTCATATCCACAGATACCCTTGATCTCGGCTTCAACTGCTGCGATGATTGCTGTGAGTTGAGTGTCTTGAGTTGAGCTTGTGATTCCCCTGAGTGCTTTGTATTGAACAAGTGTCAGGAGTGCCATTCTAGCACCTCCAAAAAAAGGGGGCCGTCTAGGCCCCTTTGTCAGTATTCAAACTTGAATAAATACACCCCGGCGCTAGGTACGCCATTCGTGGCCACTGCATTCCAGGTAATTTTCACCGAAATATAGCCTCCCGATTTGAGAAATTGGAAGGTTTCTAGCGGGCCGATTATGAGACTTGCGGTGTCAGTGCCAGTCAGGGTTTCGGAGAGAGACCCTTTCGAAGCCCCTCCAAAGTCACCCGGGAGAATTTCGATAACTATACTGGTTGCATAAGCTGTGGGTGAAGCGTCGGAGAGTTCTGGGTCTATCTTGAACATAATGCCGATCCGCGGCGAGTCATACGCGAAATTGAATGTGCAGGCGTATGTATCTGTCGAGACATTGGTTGAGGTCGTGGCTACCAGCGTGAGAGTTGCCATATCGCTCAAGTCGAACTCCACGAAATCTCGTCCTGTGACTTCGACCGGGGTGGCTGTGATGGTCGTACCAAAAGTAAGCCCTCCAACTAGGAGGGCGATAACAACAAATAGCGTTGCAAGTTTTTTCATGATATCACCTCTTAAGCCTTCGCCACAAGAAGATCGACGAGGCAGGCTGGCTGGACTACTTTGCGACCGTACACATAGAGCCCTTTAATCGCATCTGCAAACATCTTCTCGACTCTGTATGCCTCGGTCTTGTTGACCTGACCAGCAAAACTAATAGCCTCTCTGGTCCCGGCGAGAACGTGGTAGTCTGTGCCTCCGGCATCGATATCGAGGTTGTTCGACCAGAGTACAGAGAATCCGGCGACTACGGGGACAACTCCTGTGGCCATATAGTTCTGCCACGCCTGCTTGTAATCGTCGTCTTTGAGAAGAACTCCGTGATACCAGGGCGGAATGACTATCCATCTACCCTCTCTGGGAACGTTGTGCTCATCCATCTTAACACCAACATCGACTATGAGGTCATAGGGGTTTTCATTTCCCACTGCGTTGCCCACAGAGTAGGCGGCCCCGGCATTGTCCATCGTTATGCCCGCATCTCCGTGAAGACCTGCGACATCCTGGTCAATCAGGTCCGCAAGAGCGTATGCCGCTCTGGCCATAGCTTTATCCATGAGCGTCACGTTCGACTGGGCGGCGTCCACGTCATCGACGTAGAAGTTGTAATAGTGGAGCTGGTCGATGAGCAGGAGCTGTTGGGCGGAATCGAGCTGGTCAGGATCCGCGATCGCGACGTTTTTAACGTAAGGCTTTACTGTAATGTTGCCTATCTGGTTGATTCTAACTGTATCTCCGGCGGCTTTAATCTCGCCTTCGTAATCTGTATTCACGAGCTGTTTGAACACGAGATTCTTGTCGAGATGCCGCTGAAGTCTTGTGCTCCATATTTCGGGAATGAAGTTATCTACTGGCATTTCTGTTCACCTTCCTTAAAGTTTAATTTTTCCTTCTTCAAATAGCTTGTTAAATTTGGCCGGGTCTTTCTTGGCCATTTCCCTTGCCTGTTCCTTAGAAATCATTCCTGGCACGGGTTCGGGATTCGCGGGTTCGCGGCCGTTATTCTTGAGCAGTTGCTCCGTGAGCGTTTTTTTGTAGCTTTCCAAAACCTGCTCATATGCGGCGAGGGTCTTTTCTGTGCTCTCTTCGTCAGAGCCGATCAGGTTATCCACGATATCAACGGGAAGCTTCTTTTCGGAGAGCTTCTTGATGGCGAGATTCTTGAGACTTTCTTTTTTTCTGGCCGCTGCCTCCTCATTGAGCCTCTGCTCAAGCTCCCTGATCTTCTTCTGTTCGGGTGTCTCTTCCGGATTGACTTTCGCGATTTCTTCGTCCACCAGTTTCTTGAGGTTGTTCGCCTTCCAGGTCTCAAGACCCTTCGTATGGAAAGAATCGCGGTAGCTTTTGAATATGTCGTTCTTCTCGACGAATTCACCCACATTGTCTTTAGTGACGGTCGCCAATGGGTTGAACTTCGATGTGAATTCCTTTACTTCTGGTGCTTCGATATTCGTTTTGATTAGTTCCAACGCTTCTTTGAGTTCCATTTATATATCTCCTGTCCCTCAGAGTGCCACATGCCCTCAGAGTGGTTTGTATTGTTCATGAAAAAGCCCCAGCGTATAGGCACCGGGGCAGGGAGGTGAGAATGAAGAAAGTACGTGTCTTGTTTAGAAAAACTTGTTTATGTTATCTGTTGCTTCTGAAAGTGATTCAGCAATCTTCTCTGCAAGCTGGTCAATTTCTTTCTCAGCCCCATCTAAGTTCAAAGTTACGCCCAAACAGTTTGGATGCTCCGGTTCTTTTACTTCCGGTAGCTTGTTCCAGTTGTAGAACACTTCCTTCATTTTCAGATACAGCTCTGCCGAATACTCTGCTCTTCTCTCACCCAGAGCTTTGACTATCTCGTGCATTTCATGTGCATTTAGTTCAAGTGTCACCTTTCTCAAACTTACCCCTCCTTCTGTTTCTTCCATTCGCTGTATGTGATATAGTCGCTTATTCCTTTACCCTGAATCATTCTCGTTCTAGGTTCGCTGCCTTCAAACACGAATATAGTTGTGCACCGGCAATTGTGTGTTATAATACCTTTGTAGATGTCTTTGTCATTTGAAGACGCTAAATACCATCCGACTTGAGTTTGGAGGTTATAGATTTGGCCGCTAAAAGGGAAGACGTCAATATCAACGATCTTATCGCTAAATATCTTCAAGGCTTTTCTGTCAAAGCCCTTTCCGAGTTTTTTAATATTTCCAGAACCGCTATCATCCCTAGACTCAGAAGAGCAGGTATCAGACCTCGCAATAGAAGTGAGGCCATGTATCTCAGAATGGCCCAAACCACTTCTGAAGAAAAAGCTCGCCTTGCCGAAAAGGCTCACGATGCTGTTCGTGGCAAGCCTAAATCCTTCAAAGCACTTGCTAAGCAAGCCAAAAAGAGGCAACTTACACATTCTCAAGTGGGCAAAGGAGAATATTTGCTTGCTTCTTGGCTTGAAGAAAGAGGACTTTCTCCGGTTCTTCAAGAAGCCGTTGGCAAGTACAACATCGACATTTCCTGCTGCCCCGTCGCCGTGGAATTGCTTGTCAACGCCTCGAACCCTTTTGCTAGGGCAACTGATAGAAAGAAAATTGAATACCTTACCAACCGAAATTGGACGGTTATTTATGTTTGGGTTACTAAAAGACACTTTCTTTCTGAAGAGGCCGCAGAGTATATCGTCTCCCTTTTTGAGAGAACACATTCCGACCCAACCCTTAGGGGTAGCTATTGGGTGATTAGGGGTAGCGGCGAACTCTATGCCACTAGCTGTTCTAATTCTAATTAATGTACCTGAATACTCTCTCTTTGTGGCGGCTTCAATCTTGTTGCTACATATTATGGTGTCTTCGGGAATACAGTTGATGTCTTCAGACGCGACTCCGAACATCCCCGGGGCCTTAGTCTTGAGACCTCGAATGTGAAAGTATCCGTCCTTATCTTCGATCTGACCGTCTAGCGCTCTGTGAGTGTCACGAGTCTTGCTGTCGAGTGTGGCCACCCACATTCTCTTGGCTTCGACCCCTTTCTCCTGCATCTTCTGCATGGCTTCGAGCTGGGCCTCTTCCTTGCATCTGTGGCTCTCAGTCCATATGATTCTGGTGGCTTTGACATAGTTATTCTCAAGCGCGGCCTTTAACCGATCCGCAGTCTTGAAGTAACTTTCACCTTTAATGAGACCTTGCGTGACTTCCTGACGGATTCGCCAGAGGATCTCCTGACGGTTCTTTTCAAGAATCTCGGTGAGTGTGAGGCCCGAGACTGGATTCTGAATAGCCTTCTTGATGTAGTCTTTCGGGAGCTGATACCATCTGAGATTGATTCCTGTCGCCTGTTCTGCGATCCAGCCCATGCGGTTGTAGCCTTCTGAATAAACCTCAAATAAAAGAGTCTGGACCTCTCTCGCCTGAGTACGTGAGAGTTCTAGAATCGCTGCGTCGAGATCTTTCTGCATCTTTCTCAGACGGTCGTACTTCTGCATCTCGGCCAGCGTGAGCTTGCCGCTTCTTGAGAAAGTCTTGTAGTATTTCTCGAGCTGCTCTTTCGTGGCCTTGAGCGATTCGCGGTAGGCTTTCTCGAGTTCCTTCAACTGGCGCTTCGTGAATCCGTCGTACCATCGCTCGAAGTCGTCGAAAGCGCCCTTAATTGTTAGCGCCATCGCCCTCATCCTCTTCGAGATTTACAGCCGGGTAGTAGTTCATCTGCTTCTCTCTCTGCTCATCCATCATCTTGATGACGGCTTTTGGATCGTCAATGAACGATGCCAGACCATATAGTATTTCGTCAGGGATGATGCCCTTGAGAGCGGTGAGAACCTGAGCGTCTTTCTCCAGACTGACAGGGAGGTTCCTGGTGAATCTCTGTGTGACGTGAAGCCAGTCAAGATTGAACGCTGGGGCCGAGGCCAGGACCTTGAACATTCTCTGATTGCTCGCCGAGAACTGTCGCTCTGCCGTAATGCACTTATTCTCAAGCGACAGGAGCTTGTATTTTCTCGACTCGCCCGATATATCGCTGGTGAATTCTTTGTCGGCGAAGTTGACAGACTTTGAGAATCTGAGAATATTTGCCTCAAGACGATTGAGGTGTGAATCCACGGCCTCGATGTTGATGTTCTTCTCGATGAAGGCCATATCGGAGCCTTCAGGGAGGTTGTAAGCCCCTGTCCTTAGAGCTTCCTTGATGACTTCCTTTGTGAGTTCCGCGCCGAGAACTTTCATATATGCCAGTCTCCATTGCTCAAGCTCGGAGTCGAGGTCCGACTCCTTCCTGTCGTATGCGTCGATGAGACTGAGGACCTTCTCGGCGTCACCCAGACGTTCGAGGTTGTTTGGGTATTCGATCAAAGGAACGTAATCAAAGAAGTGAGTTTGAGGGTTCAGTTTTTCCGTGTCGTCCAGGACGTAGCCATTCTCGGTCTTGATGTAGTATGTCACCTTCTCTTTGTCATACCACTCGACTCGTCCCCTTGTTTCCGTTGAGCCGTCGGGTTTCACGTACTCCATGTCGTAGTATCTGAGAGCGAACTGGGCCTCGTCGATAGAGCGATCCATTACCCAGATGCATTCCCAGGGCCAGATGTTCATAGTGCGGACCTTCGCCTCGGTGTCGACATACAGAAGCCTCGCAGCCGTACCACAGATTGAGGCCAGTTTCACGGTTTCAGAGTCTAGAAGTTCAAGCCGGTTTCTCAGCTCAAAGTCCTCGAAGTCTTTCGAGTTCGTCTCGTACACTGCCGGGATTCCCATGAAGTACCCAACTTTCGTGTCAATGATCTCTGAGAAGAAGTCGTTGTTCAGCTTGTTGTTTATCTTCGTGTCATCCGTGACCGAATATGAACGCGTGAATATAGGAACTCCAGCCTCGGACGTTTTATACCTCTCATACAGGCTCTTCATTGTCTCATGCCTGCCGCTGTTTTCATCTATGAGATCCATGATTATTTGTGATGTCACTTCACCGTTGATTCTTATCAGTTCGCGAATGGTATCAAGTGTCATAGCATTACCTCCATGCTGAGTATCCGGCTGTGATTTTTCTTGGTCTCGTGAATATTCCGTACCTGAGAGCGTCCATGCAGTGGTCGTTCTCTTTCAGCGGCTTATCTTCACCACGTTCGGCCGCCTTGTTATCCCAGGCGTAACCATAGAACTCTTTGATCGTTTCCTTGCAGGAAGAATGAATCTTGATGTGACCTTTATCCAACTTATTGGCCACGGTGCGGATCCCATCAAGAACGTCGTTTTTAGCCTGGGTGACTTTGAACCCGTGCTGCTGAAGTTCCACGATGAAAGAAGCCGCCGAGGGATCGACTATGATCTCCGTAGTCCGCTTCTCGAATTCGTTCCTCTGGAGAAAGACTTCGAGATCTTCTCGATACTGGGTGTCGGTCTTCTGTTTCCCTGTCTCTCTCCCTGAATGGTAGTATTCCGAGAGAATGAAGGTATCTTCTCCAGCGTCGCCCATCGCCAGAAAGACCGTGGGATTTCCGGTCCCGTAGTCGCAGGCGACGTACTTTCGACTCAGAGAGCCCGGAAGGCTTGCCACCACGTGTTTCTCCTCTGAGAACATATCGTAGATGATCCCCTCTGCTATGACCCACTGACCGAGAATGAACCTGCGATACCACATACCCGAGTAAGCTTGTTTCAGTTCTTCCTTGTATCTTTCATCCAGGGTGAGGTTGTCCTCGAGGTTGAAGTGCCAGTGACGATAGCCCTTCGTTCCCGCCTGGTCGATATATTCCTTCTTGATGAAATGGTTCGGATTGTCCGGGTTCGTGGTCCAGATGGCCTTCGCGCCAGGCAGGGACATTCTGTTGATTGCCTGCTTGATGAACGTTTCGTGGTGAAGCGTGGCCTCGTCTGCGTACCAGCCCGCTATCGTCATTCCTCTGATCGCTTCTTCCGAAGTGACCTTGTCAGCTCCGCGACAATAACAGACTTTATCGCCGGCTCGAGAATGAAAGATTAACTGCGGACCACCTTTTGGTGACTTCTGATATGTAGCCCTGCGGTCTCCAACAGTTTTAACCAAATCTTTAACCACGTTTCGGTACAGCGAGTCTGTGGATTCGCCGCTCATGAGAAACTGGTCGTATGGATTCGTGAGAACAAAGTACAACCATGCCACGTTGGCCGCGATTGTCTTTCCCGACCTGACAGACCCCTCGAGAATATTGATGAAAGAATCGAAGCCATCTATAACATCAAGCTGTTTTGAGCTGAATGGTTTCCAGTCGCAACTCATCGTCTGCGACTCTCCAGGATCGCGTCCGCGAGTTTCAGGAGCGGGTCGTCTTTGCCGTCTGGAGTCTCGAACCCTTCCATCTCGTCTTTCATGGCCTTGAGATAGTCGAGGAGGAGTTTGTCGTCATTCTCCATGAGTCGCTTTATCTTCGTGCCGATCAGGTTGACACGCGAGGCTTTTGATGCAAAGGGTAGATTGTTCAAACTTGTTTGCATTTCCTTCTTAATCTCATTGATTTCATCTTTGTGTGTATATATATAGCTGCTGCAAGTATTTTGGTTGTATTTCACCCCAAACTCATCTAACAATTTTTCGCAGATAACACGAGCGGGTAAATCCAATGCAGCCCACATCTTAACCATTCCATAGGGGACAGGCTTCTCTCGTTTTTTTGTGGAATTTTGTGGTTTTTCACTCATTGGAATCACCTCACTTTCAAAGCCTTCTTTATCAGCTCGACGAGCAATTCGTAGATGGGCTCGTTCACTATGATTTCAGTCTTGGTACGCCCTGAACCTATCTCAATTTTTCTAATGCACTGCCAGAGTTCGTACATGATTGCTCCTCATCAAGTTCCTTCTCCTGGTTCTCCCTCATCTGTGCGAAGAGTCTGAGACACCGCCATGAGCAGAACTCGGCTCCAGACTCCAAGATTTTCCAGTGATGATTCATAGTCTCTACTTTTCCGCAATAGTCGCACCGATGAACCAGCAAAATGACCTCCAAATAAAAGGGAGCCCGAAGGCTCCCTGGTGTGGAAGGAAGAAGGTAATGGAAGCGGGCCGAGAAGTCGAATCTCGACAATCGCCTTATGAGAGCGATCTGCGTCCGCCGCTGCCCGCTTTGAAAAACGGGGCAGTTTCATTGAAGCCCCGCCGACCGAGAAACCCCGATCCATATTTAGACTAGCTTCTTGATTGTCTTTCCGTTGTCATTACAGAGATATGCTTCACAAAGAGGGTGAATGACTATGACCTCTTCTTCACCGTTTCTTAAGCACCACACTGCTTTTGCCTCAATTACTTCCTGTTCCTTCTCAACACAGTTCTTTGCATCAACCTTTTCGTATGCCGATGCACAGTCATTAGTAGGCATAAACAAGCGTGATGCTCCGTAATATTTGCTAACAGCACCGAACGGCTCTTCAGATTTGAAAATTTCTGCTTCCCTATTGACAAAATACATCCCGTCAATAATCTTAACTTCTCTCAAGTTGTCAAGCACAAACTCTTCAGGGTAATTCAACACCATTAAAATCATCTTTTTTCCTCCTCTCTGTCTAGTTACTGTCTAGTAAGTTACTGGATTTATTGCAACACTGATGGGCGCAGCGAGAATCGAACTCGCAAGCAGCACACGATGCTGCTGTAATCTCTCGATTACTACGGTATCGGCCTGGCATACCATTGCGCCCGCATAAACCTACTAAGCCTTATATCTGAGAATTAAGGCTGTGCGAGTTAAAAAAAGAGGGACCACGTTATCCAGACGGCCGCCCCTCTTAACAGACTCTAACAGATACAAGTATAACACAAACAATTAATTAGTTGCAAGTCAAGTCCCTTCTTTGTAGATTTTAAGATAGTCCATAGTCAATTCAAATAATCTTTCTACATCAACCCTCACATTGCTTCCATCATCCACCAAGAGATCTTCTCCTGTGTCTTGGAAGATTCGCTTGATGTTTCTCCTCACGCCTTCGTAGTCATCAATAAGTTGGCGGGCAAACCAGATAAATGCCTTCCTAGTATTAGGAGTTAAATTATCACTTGCCCTAATTATTCTATGGCAAAAATAATGACAGTTCGGGCAAACAAGCAGGAAATTGTCAAACGTATTCCCTCCGCCTTGAGAATATGGTATGAAGTGATGTGTTTGAAGCATTGTTGAAAATTCTCTTGGAGGTACAAATCCACAAATGTCGCATTGTGCTGTTCGAGTTTTCAATCTAAGACTTTTGTAATGTCGGATACTCTTCACGTATATTTTCCTATTTCTTTCGTCTTCCTTTGGTATTTCTACGTGTTTGCCTATTTTAATCGACAGAAGCAAATCTTCTACACTCATCCAACAACCTCCTCGCAATATCGTCTAGGATTAGCCACGCATTGACGCGCCAATAATTGGTTTTGTTTTTGCAGCCTTTGGGTGGGGTAAATGTTGCTTGACCGATTTCCTCTAAACTCATTTCCGAAAAGTATCGCCATCTCCAAAGTTTTCTTTCGTGCTGCCCTAATTTTTCGTAACTCTCATTCATCACATCTAACAATTCCAACGCTCTGACTACAAAGGCATCACGTATCATTATTTGCTCTCGCTCCTGTATATCTGTTTTTTGGATAACTATACTTCCTGTTTTTATTAACATCGTCTCAACGTAAAGTTCTATGTCGGCTCTGTGTTTCCAAAGTCTGTGAACATCTTTAGTTGTTGCCTCTCCTGTCAAGAGCCTTGAGATAGAATCCAACGGGACCATATAACCTCCCCTCAGACTTTAATTGATTTCTTGAACCGCGCTTCTTTCTGAATCAGTTCCATGTCCTTGCGAAGAGCCTTGTTCTCGACCTTTAGTTTTATAGTTTCGCCCCTCAGCCGTGCATTCTCCATCTCAAGCTCTTCTCTTGTGCCGATCCCCAGCATTCCACTCAAACAGTACCCAGCCGCGAAAGCCAGCCAGATCAAACCTATTGCGAGTGCTAGATTCATTTTGATACCTCCTTCACCATTTGTAGACCTTTGTACCATTCCAATTCTCTGCAAGCGCTTTGTCAAGCCTTTCTATCCTTTTGGCTTCATCCCTAATCTTCTTGAGCCGGTTTCCAGCCTCGTTGACAGTCTCGCAAATGCGTCTCCATGTCTCTACACAGACCCATGTACCGACACGAAGAGTTATCTCTCTAGAAAGCGGTGATTGACAGTAGGAAAGATCGTATTGACCTACTTTGTCAGCAAGTTCTGTTGGAAACTTGTACTCCTCAGACCTGATAATCAGTACCCCTGATGATCGGATACCAGGCGACTCAATACGTGACACATACAGGCACAGACCGCCTGAAACATATTCTTCCGGCAAGTATGCTTTCGGCAACGCCTTGAAGCTCTTAATCAAGTAACCCAGATTGCCATTCAATGGCTTCCTTTCAACCTTGATTTCTATCATTTCTCCACCTCCTCACTCAAACTCTTCGCAAGCATCATCATCAGCATCAACCTTCTTATCGTTCAATTCACACCAACCATTATTGAAGTAAGCACATATTTCGCAAGGATAATCACGGTCGTTTCTCTCGTCATCACGAACATAAGCGTAATATGATGGCATTTCTAGCACCTCCCTTCGATTCTCTTTGAAATTGATGTGTTTGCGATATTTCATCTTTTCTCCTCTCTCATCTCCTTTCGGTTTGTATAATTGCTTTTCCGATAATCTCGACTATCTGTGGTACTACCGCATTACCGAGTGCCGCTATTCGTTTACTTGCGTCCATCCTTCTGGGTAGCCCATCATCCACTCTACAAAGGCTGGCTGCAATCGGTAACCAGGGGATGTCCCATCGTTCTGAGTCGGTAGGCACGTCTGATCCTCTATCAACAATGCTTTTGATAGTGTTTCCTCCAAGTTGCTCTTGTTCCGCTGACCTATTGCAACGCTGAACATGGGGTTTACCAGATTTGCTCGAGGAGTAGGGAGCATCTTGCTTATTGTTGTTGCTAAACCGTCCCCACTCTTCTTGTTCAACCCCCGTTTGTTGTAGTTTCCCTTCACCACTGCGGTGGGCAACAACCCATACTCTGTCCCGTTTGTGTGGGGCGTTGACGGCACAAGCTGGAATAATAAACGATTGGCAGGTGTAGCCTTCATTTTCCAGGTCAGATAGCACATCATCGAGTGCCAGGCTGACGATTCCAGCAACGTTTTCGCCAACAATCCAATTCGGCCTGACAGCCCTGATAACTCGTAGCATTTCAGGCCAGAGATAACGGTCGTCTTCCTTGCTTCTTCGCTTCCCTGCTGCGGAAAAGGGCTGGCATGGGAATCCCCCGCAAATAAGGTCAACTGGCTCAAGTTCATCACCTCTCAATTCTTTTATGTCTCTGTATCTCTTCACGTCAGGCCAGTGCTTTTCAAGGACTCGGTTGCAGAAATCGTCTATCTCAACCTGCCATTTGATAGTCATTCCAGCTCTTTCAAGCCCCAAGTCAAAGCCGCCAATGCCGCTGAAAAGACTGCCGACCGTCATCTCATCACTCCTTTGGTTTACCTTTCTCAACTTTCTTGATTGTCAGTTTCACTTTGAACGTCTCTTTCGGCGATATCATCAATAAGTTGTCTATTAACCAGCCATTGTCTTGTTCATAGTAAGGAATGCCATACTCATCTACTTGCACTGCTCATAAGTCTCTTTGTCTTTCCAGATCTCAATCCGCACAGTTCGGTCAGGGTAATACCAAGTGTCTAAATGGTCTACCTTAACGAAGTAGCCAAGCTCCTCAAGTTTTGCAAGTGCTGCCTGATGCGTAGGCCGTTCAAAAGCCTCTTTAATTTTCTTCTGATCCTGCTTGTAAAATCGTTCACTTTTCACCCTCCTTCTCCTTCAACTTTCGGATCTTCCTGAGTTCGTCTTTGATGTCACCTAATTCCACAAATATGAACCACAGGATTGCAACGAAAGGAATCAATGTAAGCACCGTCATCTCATCACTCCTTTGGTTTACCTTTCTTAACTTTCTTGATTGTCACTTCCACTTCGAACGTCTCTTTCGGCGATATCATCAATAAGTTGTCTATTAACCAGCCATTGTCTTGTTCATAGTAAGGAATGCCATACTCATCTACCTTGACAATGTGATCTTCCAGTTCAGGTATCTTCCACATCTAAGCCTCCGAGAACTCTATCTCGACCCGCGGGTTTCCTTTGTCGTATGCGACCTCTTGGATTCTGGGCATCACGTAGAAGTCGTTCTCATAGACAAAACCTTCCATTACATCGAGAAGTATTTTGAGCGTGTTGTGACTGTCTCGCTTTCTTTTGTCCGGCATGAAGAACCACATATCGGCATATAACCAAGTGTCAGTTGTCTTCTCCCATTCAGCTTGCCGAGTCCACATCTTGGTTCTCCATGCTGCATTTGAGTACCACTCCCTTGCTGTCTTATCCATGACTCTTTTAGGCCCGATATACATGTGATTCACGCTGGGCGGTACTGGTAGGATTAGTCTCATGTTCACCTCCTAGAATGGTATCTCGTCGCTGTCTGAACCCTCGGTATCGTCTGAACCGAAGAACTCGACGGATTCAGGCTCATCATGACTCGTTTGTGGCTCACTATGCTTTGCACCTTTCGTCTCCATGAACTTCACGTGAGAGGCGACTACTTCGGGAATTGACCTCTTCTCTCCGTCTTTCTCCCACTTGTTTATCCTCAGAGAACCTTCAACGAGAACGAGCTTGCCTTTAGTCATGTACTTCTCGACAAACTCTGCGGTTTTCCCGAAAGCAACTATCCTGATGAAGTCCGTTGTATTCGAATCTTTCGGGCAGTCTCTATCAACTGCGAGATTGAAGTTCGAGACTTGAGTACCGCTTGTGGCAAATTTACTCTCGGGATCGCGGGTGAGTCTACCTACCAGGATTATTTTGTTGTACGAGATTCCCATCATTTCGCCTCCAAGCTGTACTTGCCATTCTTGAGCCCAGTAGAACCAAAACCGTTATCTCCCCTGTCTGTCTCGGTTTTCGGTTCTCCTCTCTGAAGGAAGAAAGTAGAGTCAATCCTCGCCACTATGAGTTGAACTATTCTGTCTCCCCGGCTGAACTTCAGAGTCTCATCCCCAGTGTTCAGCAGAAGCGCCTTAATCTCGCCCCTATATCCTGAATCAATCACTCCCCCGAGAGTCATAAGTCCAAGAGAAGCAAGACTGCTTCTGTCTTTCAGAAGCCCCACATACCCGAAAGGTATTTCGGCTTTGACTCCTGTGTGAACCACTATCAGCTCTCTGGGCGGTATCTCGATGTCTCTATCTGTTTTTAGGTCCACTCCCCCATCATCAAAGTGTTGGTGCTCCGGAACTAATATGTCGTCTGTGAAATATAGAGTCATTTCTCCTTTCCTCCTAGAATTACCCACTCCGGGTATATTTTTCTGCAAGCCAAGAACGCGTCTGTGAGTGCAACGTGTTCAATCTCGACCTCTTTCTTTTCCTTGCCTTTCTTAATCGTGAGTACGAATATCATGTGAACCTCCTATAAAGCCATTTTGCGAACGAGTTCGAAATATCTTGTTATCTCCTCAATTTCTTCTACAATCTCCTGTTCAGGGCCTATCAACTCATTGGGTGCTATCCCCAAGCCTTTAGCCAATCTTCCCAGCATAGTTCTAGAGGGTGTATATTCTCCGTTCTCAAGTTTCCATATTGTTTGCTGGGCGGCGCCCGAGCGTTCCGAAAGTTGAATCTGACTGAGCCCTTTTTCTAACCGTATTCTCAATAGTTTATCTGGATTGAAGTTGTACACTGCTGTTTGAGCCATTATTCATCTTCTCCATTTACCACCTGCCAAAATCTTCTACCCATTACCTCTTTCCATTCGTCCAACGAAAGATCTTCGGGTTCTTTTCCAAGTGCTTTTTTCAGTCCTTCGAGAGTACTTTTGTTTTCTTTTTTCAGAACCCATTCCAAACACTTTTTCATAGCGAAGAATTTTCCACAACCCAAATACTCATATTCAAGTTGCCCGTCTATTACCTTGGCGCGAGCCGCCATGCCTTTGTATCTGCACGACTTGTACGACAAGCAATGCCACAAGCATTGATCGAGATACTTATACACATCTTCAAACTGCCATACTTGGCCCCGAGTGATTTTCTTTACCTCCCCGCCCTTAACTCCGAGTTTCTTAAGAGCATCATTGAGAGCCTTGATGGTTCCGTCTGAGGCTTGTTCCTGCGGTTTTAGTTCCTTAATCATCTTTGTTAGCTTGCTCTCTATACTTTCTCGCGAGCCGTTCAGCGTTTGCGAGAATGTCGCTATTGTCATTTTCTTCCCCCTTTCGATTGTCGTAGTTGCCTTCCAGGATTTTGAGAAAGTTTTCTTGCTTGGTTATCCACTGAAGATTAGCTATGAATGGCTTTCTTCCGTTAGTTGGAGTTACTCTTCCCGCTAGAAAGTCTGAGAGTTCTACCCTTTGGAAGAAACTTTCCCAGAACTCGAAGTTTGGGTATTCTTTCCATCTTGCCCTTAGTTGAGCTTTTCTAGATTCCGAAAGTCCTTTTATACGCGGAAGAGAACAACAGATAGAATGGTATAGATCTACAATTTTCTGAAAAGGAACGCGAGAAATTGAGTCAACTTGTTGACGAGAAGAAGATCTTATATCTTTATCTATATCTAGTTCTATATCTAGGTGCGTAACGGTGACGTCACGTGACGCGTCACATCGTTCGTTGTTTGAACTATTGTTTGGGATGTTTCTTCCGTCTGAGAGCTCCTTCAATCTCTCTCTGTATCTTCTGGTGCGGAACTTAGTTTGTTCTCGTATTTTTTCCAATCCTTTAGTGTTCTGGTGCTTCTCCCAGTTAAGGACTATGATTCCTTCAGAGTCAATTTCAATCATCTCGAAGTCTTGCATAGTCTTTAGCCCCAGCTCCACGGTAGATTGTGGGATGTTGGCTATTAGAGAAAGCATCTGAATTGAGTACGGAACATTTGGTTTGAAGTAAATCAAACCTCCGTCGTTGGTTTTGCCTGCCAGAACAAGTAGAAAAATCCATAGAGTCAATAGGGAATCGCCGTTTGGCATATTGCGAAGGAAGACAATCTTCTCATCTGAGAATATATCTGTGTTTATCCGAATCCACTTGACGTCGTTCAAATTATCACTTCCTTAGAAGTAACCGCTCCCTTTCGGGAGCGGTGTTTTCATTCCAATGGTTTCTTTCCTGTGAGAGATTTGCTTTCTATGGGTTCTGACTCTTCTGGCATGACTTCCTCGCCTTGAACCTCGATCCAGTCTGTTTCGTCTGGGACCTCCGACATATCCTCTTTGATTTCTGTCTTGGTTGTCTCGTCGAGATCCAACTGTCTCATCAGTTCAGGAGAAAGCGGTGCGTACTTGGAGAGTCTCTTCAAAGCAGTTTTAACCCACATCTCGTCTTCCCATTCAATCCATGGGCCTTGAGTTGGAGTCATAGACTTCTTGCGAATCTTCTCCACTGTCTCGGGCGGCAGGACAACATACATATGGCCTCCGTCTTTGAAATGAGCGATAGCATAGACGCAAAGCCTCTTGCCCCTGTCGCCTGAGAAGTTTGGAATGTGTCTCAACTTCTCGTTTATTCCATACTCAAACTCGAACTCGTCGTTCTCATAGACGACATTGGATGTGACGGAGACAACCTCTCCCGAGCGGTACATTAGATTTACGAATCCCTTGGCCCTTATCTGAAACTGAGCCTCAAGGGATTTTGTCTTGCCGTTGAACCTCGGAATGATGTCACAGAAGCCAAGTGGCCCCGGTTCGAGTCCCACTTGAGCGGCCATCATCATTGCCCCAAGAAAAGATGGAATAGAACACTCCAAGAGCTTAGGATTTCTTCTCACTTCCGTAAACGCTATCCTTGCAAACCTGTCTGCATCCATGTGTTTAGGAAGAGCCTTCTGTATCTCTGGTTGCATCCTCTTTAGTAGATCCTGAAGTGTCTTGTACTTGTCGCCATTCCCGGTCTGGACCGCCTGTGATTTAGCCTTAACGATTCCTTTTGCCTCTTCTGCCTTCAAACGTTACACCTCCCTGATGCTGAATCTTCTAGATTCTGTTTCTCTTGAGAACTCTTGATAGATGTTTGGCTGAGAGTTCTTCAACGCCTTTGTGTCAAGCCTTGTAGATGTATAGGATTTCCAGTCAACCCTCCACTTTTCTACATACCCGGTCTCGTTTTCTCCGAGGAGTTCTTTAAGTCGGTTTTCCTTTTCGGCCTTTTCATCTTCGAGTTCTTTGATGGATTGTTTGAGTTGTATAAGTCTTTGAATAGTGTCTGCAGTGTCATAAGGAAGAGAAATAGAGGATTCAGGCACAGCTTTTGGATAAAGGATATTTAGGACCTCTGAACTGTCGTCCGATCCATCCATAGGTGGTGGGTTCTTATCTTCGACCCTCTTCCAGAACTCAGATTCGAGAGAAATTAGACTTGAAATGAATTCTTCGTCCCTGTCAAAATGCTTGTGGATAAACTTGTTGCCGCCTATGAGAGCTGCAATAACTCCCCACTCGTAGCCTGTCACCGCTAGATAATGTTGAAGCTGGCAATAGGCTTCAGGCGGCACTTCGTCATCTTTCCACTCTTCCTTTCTGAATTCAGAGACATTCTTGCACTCAAGAACTCCAGGGCCTCTGTCTTTTGCGTAAATGATTCTGTCAACGTTGGCAATCATCCAGTCGTGGTCCGGATGAATCAGGATGTAGTTTCTTCTCTCAACGTAGTTACCCGAACGATCCGAGTATTCCTTCGCTACGAGGTCTTCCATCTTGTTGCCCCAATACATGGCCTCGTTCTGCTCTTCATCCTGAAACTCACCTATCTTTTCGAGATAAACCCTGATAGGAGACTTCCACTTATTCAGGCCAATAATGGCCGCTGCGTCTGAACCTCCAATTCCCTTTCTCCGTTGCTCTTTCCATTCTTCGTATGACATTTTCTTGGTTGAGATTTTCATACAGTCATCTCCTTGTGCTATAATTTCTTTGAAGTCTTACTAGGCCGCTCTGGGAAGCGGTCTTTTTCATACATGAATGTGCGGTCGATAAATGCTCTCCAAGTCCTCAACTTCTTCAGCTTTCATCGAAATCAGTTCCATGTAGGTTGCTTTCTCCGCGGGGTCTTCGGTCTCCTTTTTTCTCTCTATGAGGTCCTGAATCTCTTCTCGAAGTTCTTCAATCTCCTGCCAGATTGTCTTCATACCGCAACAGGCTTCCCGCTAGTGCGATAGAGATTACTGTTTATATACCAGTGAACTCTGATTCCTTCGCCCACCGCTTTGCGGTAAGCTGCCATAGCTTCCTGCGTAGAGTACCCATCGTAGAGTGGATACTCGTAGCTGATCACCTCGTGATGTGGCCTCTTTACCTCGTCCTGCCAGTCAAATGTTCCTCTCATTCTTCTTCCTCCTCAACTGCTATGGATATGAGCCTTTCGTCTCTAAGCACCGCCACTGTTTCTCCAACAATCTCGTCAACAATCTTCCGAAGGATGGTCGTTGAACCATCAGTTTCAAACTTATACATTCCGGCCACTTTCTCTTGAAGTTGCGCCATAGTCATAATGTTTTCTCCTCCCATTCAGATTTCAAAACTCACCTCCAAAAGCGGCGGCGGAGCCACATGCCCCAACCGCCTTTGTCCAATATTTATCGAGCTGTTGTTTTTGTCCGAGAGCTCATCACGAACTCGGACTACTAAGAGTGAAGGTTTCACCTGCCTTTCATTTGAATTTAGGAATCTGTTGATTCCTCTCAACTACCAGCCATCAAGACTGGTAGTAAACAAGAATCAGCCGTCACCATACACAGTGATGGAGTTCTTAACATTTTCGGGGTTTCTTGGTATCCAGCCAATCCATTCAGCGCCGTCATAGCAAACCTTGAAGTAAATCCAATCTTTTGTATAGGCGCATATCGGCTCGCCTTCTACACCGCCATACTTATCTTTGCTCTTATAAGAGTCTTCCCAAAGGTGTACAACTGGTTTATAAAACACCGCCTCAAGGTCTTCTGGTGATTCGTTGTTTATTGTTAGTGCATATAGTAGTTCCCTCTTTGTGTTTGTTGGCATCTTTCACCTCCTTAATGCTCGTCATCCTTTACCAAAAACCTCTGAAATTTCACTGTCTTCCACAGTTCCGCTCTTCGAGATCGGAAGATTTCACTTTGCCTTTCGTGATATTGGATTGCCAAATAGAGTGCTTGCCGCTCTGTCAACAACTGATTTTGAGTTCTAGTCCTGCCACCTTCAAGATAGTATTCAATCTTGGTGTCTTTATTCATGATGACTTGCAGCACTTCTAAACCCTTCACTTCGCCTTGCTCCGCTGTATCATACTCATAAACGGTGTCTCCTGGAATAAATTTCATTCTTACATCTTTCATCTCACACCTCCTAGTCATCAACTATCGTTTCACGCTTTGCCAGTTCGTCTGCTAGGCTTTCAACTATTTCAATTGGAATGCAACCAGCAATGTTGCCAAACGAAAAATACTTATCAAAGTTTTCTATACCCAAATCGCTTGGCAAAAAGAAGTATTTATCGTTGGGTTTTTCTTTTGTATAGTTGACATTCACAATACCAACTTCAACGTGCGAACAATCAGATAGTTTCAACCAATCCATTCTCGGTATAGAGCAGTGAGTCTCACTTGCCTGAACAGACAGAATCACTTTCTTATCCCCAATCTTGAAAATTGTTCCCTTTCTTAACCACCCTGGGCGGCCACCGTAGGGCGAGTTATCTACCCATTCATCCCTTAGTTTCATCTCACACCTCCTTATTTACTTCACGATACTTAACATTTATGTTTAGTTGCGTGTAGTCAAAAAGGCTGGCGGCTCGCACCGCCAGTAAGGGGGGTTCCAGTAGCGAAAATCAGTTTTCTTTTCTGAGCATGCTATCAAGACCAGACACTATTCCTTTGAGCCGCTCTTCTGTGAACAGCTTGATATTTCCGGCCTTGAAATCAGGCTTGATTTTGTACTGATTTATTAGTCTCCGCAACAGGTCAGGATCATATTTATATTTCCTGCCAAATTCCGGGATGCTAATATAAGTCTTGCTTTCTACCATCTCTATCACTCCTTTAAAAAGTTTTGTCTCTCCACAACTCAAAGTTCTGAAGAAAGAAAACTTCTGACACACAGCCTCCGAGATCTGCTTCTCTGCACCTGGATTCCACGGGCGGCTCTCTTTAGCTATGCTGGTTGTCAAAGATCGTTACGAGTCCATTCTACTCATTTTCTGGCACCGCACGCAACATCGATGGGAGTCGATTATACCAACATAGAGTTATTGAGAGACGATTAGAGCATCTATGCTGTGTCATGCGTAACTTTCCACTATTCTCAAAACATGAAAAGCTACTCATCGATACCCAAAATGCTAGGTTAAACTATATTCCGATGGAAGTATCCAAAATTAGTCGTTATTTGCCCCACCATTGAAAGTTTTTATTTGTTGGGGTGAGATTACACGTTGAGATATGAAAACTTTCAATGTGGGCAATCCTGCGGGGCAAAAAAAAGAAACCTCCCCGAAGGGAGGCTAGGAAGTCCGAGATCCTTAGCCATTCGAGACAAAGAATAATCTGAAATCTCTGTTCTTTGCTTCATCCCTAATGACTTCAAGAATGAACGAACCCGACAAGGGCGTTTCTTCCTTTTCCCATACTTTTACAATTCCCTTCTTGGTTATTTCGTGAAACCTTGAATACCTTTCTGGAGCGTTTGGTGCCTTCTCAAACCTTTCCTGAAACCACGGCTCAACCTTTAGATTCTCAATGGCTTCGAGTTCGCCTTCGTAGATAACTTTGTCTAATAGTTCTTCCTTTGCTCTCTCGTTGAATCTCATCTTCCACACCTCCGCAAGTATTATTTCTTCAAGATGTTCTTTCATTGTTTTCTCCTTCTTTGCCAACCAGACTTTGTATTCTTTTGCCAATTCATCTGAGATTCTGAAAAGGAGCTGGGCCATTTTTAGCGCCTCCTTCTAATGACTCTGAGAACTTTCTCAATACTTGCAACTGGGTATCCATCAAGGCCCTCATCCGTTTGGATGCCTTCGAAAATTACAATGTCAAAATCTGTACCGTTATAACCCATCTGGCCACCGAATTGTTCATCCGTTCTTTCTTCAATTAGCTCTCTTAGTTCATCGTCTGAGAGTCCGAGTTCTTCGTCAGTTACTTCCACATTGAAGCAATTTACTCCACCATAATAAACGTCGTAATCCCATTCTTCCGGGCCTTCATCTGACTCTTCAAAATGTTCTCGAATGATAACAACGGTCTCTCTTTCATGTTCCTCCAAGAATGCTTCTATATCTTCAATTTCGTCTGCATTCACAACAATGTCTCCGGTAGGTTCATTGTATCCTTCGATTCTGTCAATGCTTCTTGTCGCTTCGTTATTCTCGTTTGCATATCTCACAAATCTTTGTTTCATCTCTTCCCCTCCTTCCAAAGAACGGGGTGGTTGCCCCGCTCTTAGCACTGATAACCTCTTGCTCTCAAGTCTATGTAGTTTCCTTCTCTTCCAACGATTCTCGGGGTGTTCCCCTGATAGAACTCGATTGCTGCTATTGCCAAATCTGCTAAGAAGTAATGCACTCTAAAAAGTCCTGTTTTGTTTGGTGCTTCTTTCCAATTCTCGTTATTCTCTTTGATTTTGTTGAACATCTTTCTCAGTTCTTCTTCGGTGTAACCTTTGTAAACCTCTTCTCTCTTTATCATTTTGTTCCCCTCCTTTGTCTTTCTTGATAAGAGTATAGCATGATATAAAGATAACTACAATAAACATACAGTAAACTATATGTAACGAATAGATACATATAATAGGCAAAAAGAAAAGCCCCCGGCTTTCACCGAGGGCGGGTGTTACACCAGGAGGGGGTAACTATCTAACGAACAATGCTTTTGCTATTTCGGCTTCAGGAGCGTCAGGCTCAAGACCGGCGGCTGCTGAATCGTCCTTGAAGAGTTCATCGACAAACTTGTCAATGGTTATGTTGATCGCGATGATGACGATTCTTTCGAGAAGATATTCGAGAAAGTCGATCTTGAAGTCGATTGCCTTCTCGACCAGTTCGGCCAGCTTCTTCTTAACCATTTCTTTTACTTCTTCGTGGTTGAACCCTGCATCTTTTAACAGTTTTGCGCCCTGTTTCAAAATGTTCAGTATCTTTTCAAACATCTTTATTCCTCCTTCATAAGCCACTCAACGGCTTTTGGATTTTGCCTCCCAGTCAGGGAACGATTCGTAAATGCTTATTAGTTTCTTTGCATAGTCTGGATCAGTCGCATAACCGGCTTTGTGGATCGCGTCGAAATATAGCAACGGCTCGTGTCTCAAGAGCCACGCTCTGTGGTATCTCTCGTCCTGAGAGATCTTGACAATGTAGGCCAGCATCGATTGTAGCGGGGAAGTGAAGGTTTCGAATGTATGAGTCTCTATCACCCACTCACCGTTGAATTCAGTAGTCGTTGCTTCTATCGACCCCGGAAGCCAGGGAACGTCTTTGATACCGAACAAATTGTTTGCCACAATGTGTCTTCCCCATCCGGTCTCAAGTGCAGCCTGCACGAGCAAGACCACAGGCGGGAAGTCACAGGCGAGACCAACTAGGATAGCGTCGTCTCGGTATTTTTCTATGAAATCCATCTTCACACTCATCGGCACATCAACCTCCATCGTTGAAACTTGAGCGGCAAGGAGAGTCATGAGAAGCACTACGAAAAAACTTCATCCCCCTCCTCCACCAAACAAGCTCATCACCCAAGTCATTACCGCGCTGGAAGAGACGATAGCAACAATCAGCTTCCAAAGAAGCCGCCCGTTCCTTGCATCTATCGCCTTCTCTACTTTTTCTTCTACCAGGCCGTTGTGCAAGTCGTCTGAAAGCGTATCAATCTTGTCGCCTAGCTTGCCAACGTCTTTTTGAACATCGTCCATCTTTGTGAGCAGGACTGTTCTATCAGTTTTCAACTGCTCAATATCGTGTGCATATTTGCATTCTTCGCCCATAGCGCACCTCACATCGATCTTTCCAAGATTTCTATACCTTTGTATGTACCATCGAACCTCATGAGATACTCAAGTTGCGGACTCGGTCTCATGAATGACTCTTGCGCATAGTTTGAGTAGTTCTGAAATGCAGAGAGAATCACGTTTCGAACCTCTCTGGCATACACAGTCTTGCGTTGCGGGTCGTAGACGAGACGGGATGAAGGTATCAGGTTCGGATCATGCACATGCCCCATGATACTGAAGTCGCAATTCTCCATGATGTCTCCCAAAGCAGCGGCCTTGTTCGCCTTCGCACCCTTCGTGCGTCCCCCGCCGTATCCATGAGCGATGAGACCTACGTAACTATTCATCCTGCTGTACGACTTTGATACTTGGTTTTTCCTGTACTGGCCGACTCTCAGATGAAGAACCCCAAGACCTCTCACGAAAGGCACTTCGAGAATGTTTGCCAGAGCTTCGGCCATATTGAAGCCTGTTTTCTTCTCCATGCCTCTTTCGTGATTCCCATCCATGATGAGCAGAATGTTGTCTCGAATCGGTTTGAAGAGATTTGCCACAGTCACGAGTGCAACGTTGAGATCGTCTCCTTGCTGTTCCTTGAGAAGCCACGAGAAGAAGAGCTTGTCAAACGTGTCGCCTATCAACAATGTTAGATAGTTGTTCTCTTTGATTTCGGCTATTTTTCGTTCTATGAGGCTGTGGTTTGAATACCTTGAATCCCAGTGCAAGTCTCCGAGAGGCAGGAGATAGATTTCCTTTGCTTCCGGGAATGAGCGTTGAACCACTTTGACATCGACGGGAGTATGAACGTGTGACATTCATTAAAGCCCACCCAAGTATTTCAGAATTAGCATCACGAGAAAAGCACCCGAAGCAGTAGCTACGAAGTCCAGGAACTCAGCCGTTCCATGTTCAATATCCCAGAACTCTTTGATGAGGCCGACCAAACCGGCAACCAGAAAGCCAAGTAATGGTATCTTCGTGAGATATCCGACCACCACAGAAACGAGCGCTCCGGCCATAAAGTGCAGAATTTTGTCTGTCATAGTTTACCTCCGATTATTCAAGTTCAATCACAAATGATGGCTCCCAAGCAGGCGGTGAGCAATCTGACAACTCAATCGCCTGAAGTTCCCAGTAGTTTGCATCCCATTGGTTGCCTGTTTTTATTGTTGAATACCAATAGAAAATCGGGTATGTCAGAGAGAGGATCGGGCCGTAGATAGCGTGCTGAACGTAGTGCACATATTCATGATTGAGAACATGGTTGAGAACGGTTTCCTGCTCATGATGGTAGATATCCGGGCTGACTACGATGAAAGGACCAAAGTTGAATGCCCCATATGGCGTGTTCGCAACGACCATGATCGGATCGAAGAACCATGAATAGGCCCATGACACCGCATATACGGTTATGACGGTTCCAACGGCGTATTTGACGGCTGGCGGGATCTCCTCAAAGAACTCCACGATATTTGCAATAGACACAGAACTGATGACAATTACAAGCACGATTGCAAGCAGTTTTTTCATTTTTGACCTCCATGAAAAAAAGACCCCGAAGGGTCTCTCTTATGTGTGATGTTGTTCCTTAGATTTTTTTTCTTCCAATTCGGCAATTCTTTGCTCTTTTGCTTTATACTCCGCAACTGCTTGCTGCATTGCTTTGTCAAGACTTTCAAGCGCAAGGTTTGTCGTTCCAATGATTGCCATTTTCGCGTTTCCAAATGCACGAATGAGTTCTTCCATTTTTTACCTCCTTATAATGTATATCTATCTAGTGCTACCCAGTATGAGTATGTGCCACTATCATGCGGAGTCTTGAAATACAGAACGTACTGCGGCCCAACACCAGCTGTTTTCAACCAAATCCAGATATTTGAGTTCGGGCAATCTTCCGCATCTGTCCAATCCGTCCAGCTCGAAGGATATTTGTTTGTTGCGGTTGTTTTTGTGCCGTACCACGTGGGAATACCGAACTTTATGTAATCAGCGAATGAAACAAAACCATTTATGTCGAAGCTCCCGTTGTCATAGTAGTACCATGACTGGTACGGGGTCGTGCTTCCTGCTTTCCAGATCATTTCTACATAATCAGAGTAGCTGGTGGCGTTCGCATGAGTCGCAACTGAAAAAAGGGCTTCCCCTTCCAACGTTTCTCCGTTGTAGAAAAGCGATTCAAGAGTCACGTAGGCCGTGTTCTCATTAGTAATGGTTCCATATCCAAAATTGAGAAACTTCTTGCCTGTCGAGGCCCATTGCATGGCTACCCAGCCTGCATTGGAACTGTAACCGCCGTCAACCATATCAATCTTTCCATCTTCAAAGTGGATTGCGTTATCTCCATACCCGAGCACTATGTCGCCCTTGATGTTTAGCTTCTCCCCATTCCAAGCGAGATAGTTCGGGTCAATCCCTGCGCCAACTACTGACAATTTCCATCCAGCAGCATCAAAGAGTTTTATGCTGCCGATACTCGCATAACTTGCGGTAACCGCTAGAATTTTCAGGCGATAATAGAAGTAAGCTCCTGGAGAGGATATGCTGAAATCGGTCGCCTTCCATCCAGTCCAAGCGGAAATGCCTGACTGAGTATCGAGATCTGTCCAGTTAGTTCCGTCATTCGAACCTTGAATTACCCACCCAGTAGCACAGTTCGAGGAACTCGCACTATATATGTTATAGCTGGCTAGAGTCTTTCTGATAGGCAATTTGATCTGCGACCAGTTGTTTACATAGTGATTGATTACTGATGACGTACTTTCTCTGAAAAGGTACCACGCATTGCTTCCACCCCAGTTGTTTGAAACCACATATCCGCTGGGCGTAGTGTTTGAAGTCATGAATGGATGAATCCTCTCTCCGAGACTCTTACCCATCCAAAGTCCTTCATCCATGAATAGCCCGGAATTGATCCGGAAATACCCATTCTCAGAGACATAGATTCCATCACCAGTCAACCCAGCAGGGCCAACCCCTTTTCCTATCTGAATGTTAGAACCGACAACGATTTTCCTACCAACAGACAAATCGAGCGTAGCTTCTAACTTATTAGCCGTTACTGAACCAGCGAGGATTTTGCCTGCGGTTATAGCATCCGTCGCTATATGGTTTGCTACTATCTTTCCAAACCAAGCACTATTGCCCACTATCTCGTCAACATCCATATGAAGAGTTTTAATTTCACCCGCTAAAATCATTCTTGCAATAATGGTATCATCAGTAATTTGACCGCTAGCAATATAACCAGCAATATCTGAAAAGTCAAGATTAGTAAGTCTGGTATCTAAGTCTGAAAGCTCACTCGAGATACTCGAACAGGTTACCCCAGTCGAAGTGGTCACCCAAGAAGTCGATTCGTTCCCATAGATGTCATATGCTTTCACCCGGTATTTGTAGTACGTCCCGGCAGTTACGTTTTTATCTATAAATTCCTTTGATTGCACAATCGCGATTTCTACCCAGCTAGAATATGGAGAAGGAGCACGTTCAACTACATAATGCGAGAAATCAGAAGGCTTTGAATGATTCCAGTACACATATACTATATCAAAACCTCCCGCAGCAGAGATGCTTGTCAGGTTCGCGGGAATAGTTGTATCTTGAGCGCTCGTAATACTTTGAGAAGATGTCCAGGAGGACTCAAAACCCTCTATGTCTTTTGCCTTTACTTTCACATAGACGGTTACTCCAGCCTTGACCTCTATAACGAGACTCGTTTCTGAAGTAAGCCCCGAATTATACCAGTTGACTCCGTCATAACTCCAGGCAACTTCATATCCCTTTATATCGGTTTCAGTGTTCGCAGACCAAGTGGCCTTTACATACGTCTTGCCATCAGAGAAGAATGTTGAAAGGGCAAGCCCTGTCGGTGTTGCAGGAGCCGAACCATCACCGAACGCCGGTTCATATGGAATGTTCGTACCCGGCCCAGTCGTCGATCCGGGAGGTGGCGTATACACAAATGCAGATGCTCTGTCGCTTCTGAGGGTGACTGTCATATTTCTGTTCCGATAGTCTATATCTATTTCTCGCACCCATGCTCTGTGTGAAAGTCCAGTCGAAGCGTCCACAATGTTTACCTTATTTCCAACACTCCAGCCCAGACCTAATGAGAAGTCTGCAAGCGGCACAACGATTTCAAACTTGTCATTGCCGTTTTCATAGAGCCACTTTGCAAGACTCGAAGCCCATACCCTGGAAGATATGAGATCGTTTGATACTTCTCTCTCAACATTGAACGATCCGGCATCATAGATCACTTCGAGATAGTTCTCGACAACCGGCTTGCCTTCAATCACGAGCTTTGTAACGTTCTTGTCTGCCCCGGCACTGTTGTCTATTTGAAGATACATGAAATCAGGGTACTTCAGAACGCCGGTATCGAAGTTCGCATCGTACACGGTCTGATTGAGAGTCAAGCCAGAGTCAAACTCTTTGGCAGCGTTGACCGTAGCATAGTCATCAACGTCGATCGCGGGAGAGTCAAACTTTGCACGCCATTGATCGTCAGCGATAACGTTGCCGTTCTCGTCTTTGCCGGTTGGTAGCCCATCAGGCGTGACAGTACCGGCCCAAGTAAAGATAGGCTCTTTCGAAGTCTTGACACTGCGATTCTTTGACTTAACTATGACTCGCTCGCCCTCGCTAGGCAGCCATTGCAGTGAGTCTATATCTTTCAACTTCGAGACTGTGATCGTGCCGACTGTGGACGTTGACCAGCTGGCCGCAAACCCTGCCCGAAATTGGAGGACTCCCGACTCGTCGAACCACATAGACCCGCCGCACGAATCGACGATCTCCTGGAGCCTGTCTGTGAGTTTGTCTTTGATGGAGTATAGCGCATAGCCCACGATTGCCTGAGTCGTGCCAACTCCGGTAGCAACAACTATACTGTCAAGATTGCGGCTGCCTAAGCCTATCCCACCGCAAGTCTCCACGAGCCAGATCAGTATTGCATCGGCCGTCGAACCGATGAACATTTTGTCCTGACACTTGAGCTTTTGAAGTTGTTTCATTTTGTCAAACGCCTGTACATGAACAGTCCTGCCGTTTCTCGTGAGAGTTGGCTTTTCTGCGTAGCCTGTGAACTGCTTGACTGAATTTATCCATACTTCCACGAGCTGACCTTCGATGTCAAGGTTTGAGATAGTGTACGCAAGATTTGTGTTATCAATATCGAAGCTGCACTCGTTCGGAGAAATCTTTCCATGTAATACGTCATTTTTATGGACTATCGGCCCAGAAACTATCCGGGCCGAAATATCCACGCTGTTGAGGTTGACCTGAAAGCTCATGTAGTCACCTCCAGAAACTCGAGCGTTTCTTCGTACATTGCCACACCCTTGATCCACTTCTCTTTGTACTCGTACGTGCCGATCAGCTTCACATTTACGGCAGACTCGGAGTCTATCTTCAGAGTAGCCGCGGTCTGCCTGTATGATTCCAGCGTGGTTCTGTCCGACTCGGTGAAGAAGAGAGGTATTTTGTATCTCTTCACCGTGCCGTCACAATAGTGATATGCCGAACCGTCTGGTGCAATGTTCACGACCTCGACAGGCTCGACCACTCTGGTTCTGTATGGGTGTTTATATTTCTTCGGATAAACTGTGAAACTGAGAGAACCTATGTAAACTGTCATTCTATCACCCTACCTGAAGTTCTACGCCGCGATCGCGCAGGTTCTTGTATATGAGATCTGCGAATCTTCGGGCGCTCTCGTCATCTTCTGTGAGAATGTCATTGCCTCTGAACTCGAAGTGGTAGTTGTTTGTGATGTGCTGGCTCGATCCAGCTTGAAAAGTCTGCCCTGTCGAGGATTGTGGCAGCTCGTAATCTTCCATTCTTTCTGAGATCGAGCGGCCCATGTTTGCCCGCTGATCTTCCGACAACAACGGACTGAATAGACCTCCAATGAACGGAAGTCCGCTGAGCCAGACAAAGATACCGTCCACAAACAGCACAAGCTGGTCCGCAACGAAAGAGATCGTGGCTCCGAGCCAGCCCAAGGCCTTGAAGAACGGCTGGAGAATGAGGAGACCCGCACCGAAGAGATTGAATGTCGACGCAAAGACTCTCCCTATACTGATGAGCGCGTCTCCGAGCGGTTTCAAGAGATTGATGATCGGGCCCAGTATCTCCATCACGCCTGTGAGTATTGTGGTGATCGGGTTGAGCAACATATTGATTGCTTCAAGATTGACAACTTGATTTAGGAGACCCACGGCAAACAGTTCACCGGCCGTGGCGAGATTCCCCATCACATCTGTGAGTCCTTCCATGCCTGGTCTCAGGTTTGCGAACACAGAGACCAGCTCGCCTGTATTTTCGTCTACCTTGAATATCTCCGAAGAGTCACCCACTATCGAACTGCGCTCAATTTTCTTTTTGAGATCATTTAGGGAGTTCCCCAAGTCGCGAGAAATGTTTCTGAGATAGACTACTCTCTCTGTGTATTCCCCCAATTCTATTTCTCCATTTGTGAATTGTTTTTCTAAGTCACTCATCGCACTATCAAGGAAACTCATTTGTCGAGATATTCTTTTTATCTCGGTTTCTCCAAAGACGTCGGAAATTGAAGACAAGCGGTCCCGGGTTTCGGCAATTGAAAGGAAGAAACCTTCAAACACATCGTCTGATGGCTTCTCTAACTCCTGAAATTGACTCGTGAGTTTGTCTAATTCGGTAAAAGGTGCGTCAATGTCAAGACCAATTGTTTTAAGCAAGTCTCCGAGTGCGTTCTTAATCATCCCGAAGTCTTTCTTCGCAGTCTCGGCATAGTCTCCAACTGCACTCGTGAGAGTGTTGAGAATTATATCCCACCATGTAAGCTGGCCGCCACCAACACTGCCCACATCTATCTGTGTTGCCGTGCCTGTGGCAAATCCTTTGATCTGTTTCTTGAGCCCGGCCAACCCACCAGCCGAGAGCCCCTGTGCATTGATTGCTTTCAGGAATGGCAACCACTTCTCCGTTGACTTTGCATTGACTACGAACTCGCCATCACTCAACATTGCTGGTATCAGATCATCAGTCGGACTGCCTGCACCGGATATGTAACCGCCGCTTGCCATGCCAGCGGTGACCGGCAATCTTTGCCAGAGAAGATCTCTGATTCCAGACAATCTGTTGGCAATTGCATTTAGATAACTGTTCGCGGCCTGTGCTTCCACGAAGAGATTTTCAAGAGTTATGACTGTTTCTTTCTGAGTAACTGCTTGTTCTTCTGCGGCTGTGCCCATAACGTCAAACGTCTTTGGATCTCCAACGAAAGATTTTGCAATAACTTCTGGAGTATTCTCAACAAAGAAGTTGACCGCATCGGCGACCTCGGCAATGTGGGCGAGAAGCTCATCGTTCAGGCTAGACCAATCACCGTTGATTAGATTCTCAAACTCAACCATGAAGTTTGTGAGTAATATCTTAGTAGCGTCTGGAAGAGTTGAGAGATCCTCACCGCCCGCAATCCAGTTTTGAGTGTTCCCAAAGCCACGGTTCCATGCAATGATCGCATCTCTGAGAGAACCGAAAGAGTCCATAAGCCAATCAAGCGTTTTCTCAGCTGCAAGAGTGGAGTAAACAGTGTCAGTTGCGGCGGTCTCATAATCCCAGTTTGTGGGGAACCATTTCTTAGCCTGTTCTATTCCAATAGGCTCGAACTGGAACGCCCCTCTTCCTTCCCCACCTTTTGCACCTATGAGATACTTCGATTCTGCATATGCAAGAGAAGCAACTACCGTCGGATCAAGCAATGATTGATTGAGTGCATTTATAAGATCAAAGGTCAATTTTTCCATTGCCGGTGTGATTATCGTGGTCGGATCAGAGGATATGCCCGAGTAAGCATCTAATTGTTTCGCAGTTGCTATCATTCTATCTATCATGTCGGTAATTTCTTTAGAAAGCGGCGTTGTGCGGATTTCCATACCCGAGATTGGAAATCCCGCCATTGCGTACATTCCCTCTAGTTCAGGGTATGCCATGCTTTCTTTCTTGAACCTAATAGATTCACCACCACCGGCTGGCACAAAATTCTCGAACCCACCAGATCCACCACCACCACCACCAGATGGTTTCTTTACTCCGAGACCTAGCAACTCTTGAAGCCAACCGAAGCTGAAAAAAGATTTGATTCCTTCGAATAACTGATTACCTATTTCAAGCCCGGCCTCATAGATTGTAAGAGCTGTATTTTTCACAGCTTCCCAAACCCAAGCCCCAAAGTCAAGCATCTTGTCAAACGGCCACTTTAACCCGGCAAGAATCGTCATGCCTATATATATACCTGAAGCATTGAGCTGATCCAGGAATGTTTCTGTCTTAAGGCCTGCAATAGTATCTGTGTAGAAGTCACCGAGCGTGTCTTTTAACCATTGATCCCATGAGTCACCAATTCCGGCATCAACAAGCCAATTGCCAAATTCCTTTCCAGTCTCCCATCCGGCAACAACGAGTGAGACTCCAAGCCCGAGTGTACCACTTTTCGTAATCATCCAAGTAGCAGCTCCGGCTTCAAGCGCCTTCACGGCAGAATTGACCAGCCCATTAGAAGAAACATCATCACCCAGGATTACATCGCTTATGAGCGCCAGCCCTACCGCAAGTCTCCATGAACCACCGAGAAACTTTGTAATCCCGATGACTGCAAGTATACCTAGTGCGTTGTCTATCCAGGACTGATCGAAGTTGTCAACGAATCCACTCACAAGGAACTTCGCTGGGATCTCGAATATCTCTTGCGCAAGCTCGACGCCAAGATCAAATTTCTTCGAGATTGATTCAGTCTCTCCGATTTCTTTGATTGTTGCGCTCATCTTCTCAAGTGCCGAGTTCGTAGTATCAAGATATTTCTGAGAGTCACCACCCAGAAGCCCCGTGAACCCAGCTCCAATCGTGGCAATACTGTTATAGACTTCTTCAGCTAGAAGCTGAATAGTATTAAGCAAGCCCTTTGTATCTTCGACTTCTGACTTGAATTTCTCAGTCAAGCCAAGCGTCAAGATAGATGCGGTGATTCCAATCACAGGACTCCCGGTTGCAAGGGTAATAAGGCCACCCCAAGTAATGACGCTGAGAAGTTTTCCTTTGAAAGTCTCAGCTTCATTCTCTCCGAACACTATCTTCGCCGGTATCTGAAGAATGTTTGAGCCAAGATCCACAAGCCCCTGCATGAATTCTTTAACATCTGTGGCTTTGGTGAGTTCTTCCCATGAAGCCTTGACGTCACCGAACGCCTTCTTTGTATTCTCTCCAAAGTCATCAACATTGATGCCCATACTCTTGAGAACACCATTAATAGCTTCACCAGCTTGTGATACTGTGCCTCTAATACCCAGCCAGTCATGATCCCACGCAACACGAAGAGTGTATAGACCCGCAATCAAGAGTGTGGGCCAAGAAAATATTGTCTTGAACACGCCCACGATCAGGCCGCCCCCGGTAACAACTATCTGTGAGAGCAAGCTCCA